CGGTGAACTATATCCGAAAAGGCAAAACCTACTATCGTAGCATATGCGATAGTTGTGGCAAGAATAGACCTAAAGCAAAACCAAAGAGATATAATTGGGAGAAGGCAGGATACAAAAAGAAGCCGCACTGTGATTTGTGCGGCTTCAAGAGTTTATATCCTAGTCAGATGACCGTCTTTCATATTGACGGTGATCTAAACAACGTAGCGTTCAATAATCTTAGAACCATATGCCTCAATTGCGTTGAGGTTGTCAAGCGCAAAGAGGTCACATGGAAACGTGGTGACTTAACGGTTGATTATTGATTCGATCTGCTTGTGTAGATGATCAATCGTATCGTTGTTATCAAGATGGAAGTCGTAATCTAGCCCAACGCTACTATATTCGCTTGCATGGACTTCAAACTTCATAAGCTGTTCAAGACAATGAATCTTTACTGCTTCGTCCGTAGTGGTATTTACAATAGTCGCAATATCCAACCAATTTGGGTCTTTACCGCGATGAGTTCGCATAGTGATTCCGCCTGCTTTCTTGATAGCATCAAGTTCATTAGCAAAGCGACAATCAGTAATAACAATGTCATCCTTAAGATTGAGTAGACGATTCTCTACGCTGGCTACCCAGATATCGTTGTGAAAGCTTTTACGAGCAACATCGGTTCCCCACTGCTGTAAGACCCAACGAGGAGTCAGATGAGGGATGCCTAGGCGATTTGCCCACCAAGTATCAACTTCTTCACGCCATTCACGGCTAGCCTTAGTTGAACCTTCAAGAAGTTCTCTATCCCAATTGAAGATTACGGCAACAGCGTCTTTGAGTGCGCCTGCGAAACTCATACGCTTAAAGCCGTGAAAAGTGCAAAGATAGTCAGCGGCGGTATCTTTGCCGCTACCGATAAGTCCTGTAATTCCTATGATCATTCTTGTAATATAACACAAGAAAGTTAATTTGTCAAGCCTTATCCTTGGATCCAAGTTAGAGGCTGCGAGTAATCTACATAGTTCTTGAGTTCTTGGATTAATCGTTCCTGATCAGCCTTTGACTCGGCCTTCATAGCAGCACCATTCAGTGATGTGCCTCCGCCTGGGCCGGCGATTGACTGGAACTTTTCACGAGCTTCACCGATAATGCCTTTAAGAACAGCAAGAGTATAGTCACCGATCCAAACACCAGCACCCGGATCTTGTAGTAGTTCTAACTCAGGACGTTGAATGTCTGCCCAGATAAGAATACGCTCACCTGTACCCTTGAAGTCACGAACGATCTTCAATACTTTGGTTACAGGGTTGAATGTATAGTTGAGATATCCACCGAACATACGTGCTGTAAGTTCAACATATCCAGCGTAGAAGTCGTATGTAGCAAGGCCACCGGTATAATTGTAGTTCAATAGATAGGTGTTCAGAATAGCACTAGAAAACGGGTCAAATGAAGTTGAACTTGGACCTGTTTCAAGACCTACTGTTCTACGATACAAGCAGCGGACGTTGATAAATTCTTGGGGAAGAGTGTACTCATACACGTTCTTCTCTACCATGAATAGTGTGTAGGATTCTACATTAGCGTTTTGGGCACGTTGTCTATATAGCTTGATAGCGTAGTTGTACGCAGCCTCGTAGTGCTGCGGATCTAGTTCTAGATCAATAATATCTCCGCCTAGGCGCAAGCGTAGGTTCTCAAAGAGCCCCTGCTTATATTCTTCTAGGTCTTGGTTATTGGGTGTAGCTAATAGGTCTGCTGCCATAGTCGTTTCCTGTTTACTTTATTTATCAGGAAACAACTATGACCGCTATATTGAATTATTCGGTCACGAACGCCTTAGACCTTACACAGTTGATAACATCCTGGACTGTATGGATATCTTCTGCTTCATCATCACCGATAGTGATATTAAATTTTTCTTCTAGTAACATGACCAATTCGATAATATCGAGTTGGTCGCCGCCAAGGTCATGGGTCAGATGATCGTCTTCGTGAACCTTACCCAAACCAAAGTGTTCAGCAACTAGTTTACAAATTACAGGATCTATCATTAAAGATCGCCTTCTTGCCTATTCTCGCTATAGTGAGCATCAAAGCTTCCGCCAGGATAACGTGCTTGTAGCTTGTTGACGTTTTCAGCAAGTACATCATTAGGGTCAAGGCCAAGTGCGTTACAAGCGTTGACCCAGTACCAAGCAATGTCACCGAGTTCACGCTTCATGTGGAAGAGATTTTCTTCGTTGAGAGGCTTACCCTGAAAGAGCATCTTCTTCACAATTTCATTAAACTCTCCGCCTTCACTGGCAAGTCCGATGCCGCTAGTGATAAGCAGTGGAACATTGATATCCGGTCCATGCTTACCATCAGCATAGTTACCGTCAAGTTCATCAAGACGGTTCATGAAAGCTGTTAGGTCTTTGCTCTGGTCACTACATACAGTGAGGACAAATTCCGCATACTTGTTTAAATCTATTTTATTTGACATAAGGTTCCTTTTAAAATGCCTTGAGGATAATCATATCTGCGTTGAAGCGACCATTCGGTACAGCCTCAACAGCCTTGATATCCTTGAAATACTTACGAGCAGCAGGCTTGCTACCCATCAGTGCCGCAATCTGTTCAGCGGGCTTGCGAAGGGTCTTGATACCACTTTCCTTCTTGTCAAAGCCAATCACAGTGTTGCCCTTGACCATTAGGCACTTGCTGTAGCTGTCTGCGACATAGTGATGCATTTTGCGCTTCTTAGTGTCATAGACCCAAGCTTCTGTTGCTTGATGAAGCTTGACGGGGCTTAGACCAGTAAGATCGATCTTAAGTGCGTCATCCTTGAATGCCTTGCAGTGCTTAAGCTTAGCAACGACCTTTTCAACAGGCACTGCCTTCTTAGCACGAGGCTTCTTAGCAGCCTGCTTGAGACTGATATAGCCGTTCATTTCACCAATGATATCTTCAATGAACTTGATAGTGTAGCGAACCTGCATTTTGCTGTAGTTGCGATATGCTTCCTTAAGCTGTTCGCACTTGCCTTCCTGCAATTCAAGATATTCGTCAAGAAGACGCTGGTAACGCTTGATAGCACTAGCAAGATGCTGCGGGAGAACGTTCTTAGCAGACAGTGCGCTTACAACACGCTTGTCAACATTGAAGTCCTTGGGACAACCAGCGTCAATGAATTCGTCAAAGAGTGCTTCGACTTCACCCAGGGCTTCATCAGCCTTTTCACGCATGACTTCCTGAATGTTGACAGTGCGCTTGGGCTTCACCTCATCTTCGTCTTCGGTTTCTACCTTCTTGGCTTTTAGTTCACCACCCTCAACAGCAAGACCTTCAACCCACTTGACAATACCAGCCTTATATGTATCAGGAACGATATCAGGATTGACTTCAAGCAGATGTGCAGTAGCAGCCCAATGACTGTACATGTCAACCTTCCAATCGGGAAGACGATTGATCTTAGTCAATACATCCTTGCCGAAATTCTTCTTGATGTAGTCCTTGATCTTCGTACCACAATCCTTGCGCTCAATATCGTAATGGGCGAAGTACCGAGCCTTGTCCCAGTTGTCAGTGGGCATCAGACTGAAACGGTTTACGCCGCGCCGAGGAGCACGGGTAGTTTTCTTAGAAGCCTTAGACTTAATGAGGGCGGGACGACGAGCCATAAAATATCTCCTGAATTTTCAGCTTATATATCACTATACAACGGTAGGCTTGAAATGTCAAGCCTTAAGTTTGTCAAAAATCATATTTTGGAGTTCGGTCTGTTCTTCATATGACAGATAGAAGTCGGTTGTTGGGTCCCAATATGCACCCTCAGCCGGATCGTAGTAAGTGACACGACCGTTAGGATAGAAGAATGGACCTTCAAGACCCTTGCGAGGACCATACTTCTTGCGAAGTTCTTGAGCATAGTTGAGAACTTGATATCCCATATTACCCCACCACGCTATCAATGACACTAACAAGGTCTTCTGCAAAAATATCAGAAGCAACCTTATCAAACTTCACGTTGGCTCCGCGAATACGAAAGAATGAAATGTCATAGAGGTCAGTGACTTCGTTGTACTTGATGTACACCTGACCTTTCCACTTGACCATGCCAGAAGTCTTAAACTTAAGACCATCGCCCATGTCCACAAGGTCCTTCGCACCCCAGGCCCAAGTAGCACGAGGGTCAAGAATCTTGATTTGCGAGAGAATGGTTTGAGCGATAGTCATAGTCACTGTCTCCTTGCTATATCTCTCTTATAGCAAAATGGGCAACCGTTGTCAACCAAAAAATTAGGTGATTTTGATTTTCTTTGATTGGTTACGGTTGCTGAACAAACAGACGCCCTTTTCACGAGTTAGGTCTGCTGCTGCTTGTGGGCTATTATCCCAGAAGTCAAACAACTGTTCTTGGGTGATGCCCGCCTCGCAGTCCATAGCGTAGATTTCATAGTCACG